AGGCCGCCTTCCGCCAGTTGCGCCTCAACCTGTGGCAGTCGTCGGTCAGCCCATGGCTGGAGGTCGAGCGCTGGGACGCCTGCGGGCAATGGCCCGAACGCCCAGGGACGGCCGTCCCTGGGCTTGCTGGTCTGTATCCCTTGCCGCTGGAGCACCTGGCCGGGCGCGAGTGCTTTGCCGGGCTGGACCTGTCGAGCACCACCGACCTGGCCAGCCTGGCGCTCGTGTTCCCGGATGACGCCGGCGGTTATGATGTGGCCGTCTGGTACTGGGTGGCGGAATATTCCTGCCGCCAGCGCGAGCGGCAGAACCGGCAAAAGCTCGACCGCTGGATCGCGGCCGGCTGGATCCAAGAAGTCGAGGGCCGCGTGCTCGACTACGGCGCCATCCGCCAGCACCTGCGTCTTTTGGCCGGCCTGTTCGTCATTCGCGAGCTGGGCGCCGATCCGTGGAACGCCGTGCAGCTGCTCCTGCAACTCAGGGACGAGGACGGCCTCACCGTGCTCGAGTACCCGCAAACCTTCGGCGCCATGTCGGGACCGATGAAAGAAGCCGAGAAACTGATCCTGGCCCAGAAGATCAGGCACGGCGGTAACCCCGTGCTCAGGTGGAATTTCGGCAACGTCGCCGTCGTCAAGGATCAAAACCTCAACGTGCGGCCGTCGAAAAAGCACTCCCGGGACAAGATCGACGGCATGGTGTCGGTGATTATCGCCCTGGGGCGGGCCATGCTGAACCCGCAAGGCGCCGCCCCCAGCGTTTTCGAGGTCGGATGAAACTGACGCTCGTGTTCGACGTGCTGGCCTTGGCCGGCTTTGGCGTGGCCTTCGCCGGCCTGTGGTGGATCTGGCCGCCGGCGGCGCTGGTCATCTGCGGCCTGCCGGTGTGCGCCCTGGGAGTGTGGGGAGCGTGGCGGGCCCGCCATTAGCGGCGAGCCACGCTACCTGGTACCTGACATGTGGTGCGTTGACGTCATCCTGCCGGGCGCGCGCGAACGGTACATGGTGTTCGACGACGGCGCCGAGGCGCGGCTGGTCGCTGGCTACCTCCGGCGATACTGCTCCGGCTGCTGGGTGCACTTGTGGAAGCTGTGATGTTTCTCACCACGCTCTTCAAAGCCGCGACGCCCGAGAACCCCAAGTTCGGCCTCAACGATCCGCGGGCCTGGGACGAGATCGGCTCGGCGCCGTCCAGCTCGGGCATCAAAGTCAGCCGCGAAGTCGCCCTCACTCATGACGCCTGGTGGCGAGGCATCACCCTGATCGCCAACACGGTCGGCAAAGTGCCCGCCTTCATTTACCGGCGCATCCGCCAAGCCGGCCGCGACGGCAAAGTCAGGGCCAAGGAGCACGGCAGCTATCCGCTCTTGCGCTTCAAGCCGAGTCCGCGCATGACCGCGTTCCAGTTCAAGCGCTTGCTGACCGGGCACGCCATCGGCGGCGGCAACGGATATGCCTACGTGGTCCGCCGCGGCGACCAGACCATCGATCAGCTCTTGCCGCTCAACCCCGACGCCACCTTTCCGCTGCTGGCCAACGGCGAGCTCTGGTACACGACCAGCGTCGACCGCGACCAGCGCCGGCTCCCAGGCGCCGACGTGCTGCACGTCAAGGGCTTCGGCTTCGACGGTCTGGTCGGCTACTCGGTTTTCGACAAGGCCAAGGAAGCCATTGGCGAGGGCGTCGCCGCCCGCAAACACTCGACCCTGGTGTTCAAGCACGGCAACCGCCCCAGCGTCGTCCTGGAGTTTCCCGGCAAACTTACCGAGCCGCAAGTCGATCAGATCACCAAGCGCTGGGAGCGGATGGGCTCGGGCCTGGACAACCACCACAAGACCGCTATCCTCGACCACGGCCTCACGGCCAAGACGATGGCCTTCAACAACCGCGACGCGCAAATGCTTGAGCTGCGCAAGTTCAACGTCCGCGAAATCGCCAACTTCCTCAACCTGCCGCCGCACAAGCTGTCCGACGAAACCCGCACCGCCTACGCCAGCCTTGAGCAGGAGAACCAGGCTTTCCTCGACGATTCCATTGATCCGTGGCTGGTGACCTGGGAAGAGGAGTGCTGGGACAAACTCTTGACGGAGGAGGAAAAGGCCAACGACACGCACGTGGTGGAATTCCTGCGTCAAGCGCTGGTGCGCGTGGACCTGGACAAGCGCGGCAACTACTACCGCACGGCCCTGGGCGGCGCCCCGTGGATGACCGTCGGCGAGGTCCGCGACGCCGAGAACCTGGCGCCCAAAGAGGGCACGGACGACATGCTGCTGCCGCTCAACATGGGCCAGGGCGGCGCCGACAACGAGCCCGCCCAGGACGCGCCGCCGGCCAAGCAGCCCCCGGAGGAGGAAACCACGGATGACGCGGATCAGGAGTCAGGAGTCAGGAGTCAGGAGTCAGCGGCGCGGGATCGGGCGGCGGCAGCTGTCGCCGCCGAATCCAACGGCCACGCCGGCGGAAGTGGCGCCACTTCCGCCGCGGCTACGGCCGCGCGGCTGCCCGCGGTCGATCGTGCGTCGCCAGATCCCGCGGCGAAGGCCCCCGCGTCCGCGCTGCGAACCGCCCTGGCCCAGGTCCTCGAGGACGTTGGCCGGCGGATGCTGCACCGGCTGACCACGCACGCTTGCCGCGCGGCCCGCGCGCCCGACCGGTTCCTGGCCTGGCTGGACGGCATGCCGGCCGATCATGCACGGACGATCGGCGAGGCCTTCGCGCCGCCGATCTCCGCGGTCAACGCCGCCCTGGGCATTGACCACGATCCGGAGATGGAAGCCGCCAAGCTGCTGGGCCTGGTCAGCGGCCGGCTGCTGGAGCTGTCTGGCGCCTGCACCGCCGCCAACCTGGAAGTCGAGGTCAGTCGCCTGGCCAACCGCCTGGACCGCGAGTTTCCTGCCCTGTGGTCAGCCCATTTGACAGCCAGCGGCCCCGGCCACCGTCAAGAGGGTACAGACCCGCCTTGACCTGTCCGGACGCGGTATAAGCGATTCTGGGCGGTCGTTGTTGAGACAAACTCGCCAACAAGCTCAAATGTGAGGTTTTTCCCATGGATCCAGCCATTCCCGACATCCTGGCCGAAAATGGCGTGCTGCCGCCCCAAGCCCAGGGACGGCCGTCCCTGGGCGTGCATCGCTATCGCTACGTGCTGCATGCGTTTTACAACCAGCCCTGGGCCATCACGCCTGAAAAGCTCGAGGAGCTGGACGCCGTGGTGCGCCGCCGCGTGTTGGCCGGCCAGCGCTACGGCGAGCAGGAGCTCGAGTCCATGTTCCACGGCCTCGAGCGCCGCCCGGACATTGAGGCCTCGAGCGCCCGCGAGCTCCAAGGCGTCAAGATGGTCGGCGCCGTCGCCTTGCTGCCCTTGTTCGGCGTCATCGCCCAGCGCATGAACATGTTCCTGTGGACGTCGGGCGGCACCAGCACGGAGATTTTCGGCAAGGCCCTGGACAGTCTGGTCGCCGATCGCGGCGTGCGGGCCATCGTGATCGTGGCCGATTCGCCCGGCGGCAGCGTGTTTGGCGTGCCCGAGCTGGCCGCCAAGGTCCGCGCCGCCCGTCATGAGAAGAAGCTGGTCGCCGTCGCCGACTCGATTGCCGCCAGCGCCGCCTATTGGATCGCCGCCCAGGCCTCCGAGCTGCTCGTGACTCCCGGCGGCCAGGTCGGCAGCGTGGGCGTCATCGCCGCCCATCGCGACGTCTCCAAACAAGAGGAGATGGAGGGGGTCAAGACCACGCTGATCACCGCCGGCGAGTACAAGGCCGAGGGCGCCCCCGAGCTGCCCCTGTCCGCCGAAGGCCACCAATACCTGCAGAAGATGGTCAACGACTATTTCGACATGTTCGTGGCCGGCCTGGCCAAGGGCCGCGGCGTCAGCGAAACCAGGGTCCGCAGCGGCTTCGGCGAAGGCCGCATGCTGATGGCCAAGGACGCCGTCGCCGCCGGCATGGCCGACAAGGTGGCCACGCTGGAGCAAGTGGTGATGCGGCTGGGAGCCAAGGATCAGGAGTCAGGAGTCAGGAGTCAGGAGTCAAGGCCGCTGGCGGCGGTGCTGGCCGCTGTCCGTGCCCGCGCGCACCAAACTTCGCACCAAGAGATCCCCAGCGAGTAGCGCCCGGAGTTCACTTCCGGTTACAGTTTCCACCATCAGCCGCGCCCAGTCGCGGCCGCTCAACTCTAGCGCCGCCCAGCCGGCGAAATCGCCACGGCCCATGCCGTGTGATCCGTGCAATCCGTGGTTTCCTGCCCAGAGGTCGCCATGTACGAATTGAAAGCCCTGCGCGAGCGGGGCGGCAAGCTCAACGCCGAGATCCAGCGCCTGGCCAAGCTCATCAATGACGATAAGCGCGACTTCACCGCCGAGGAGCGCCAGGCCTGGGACCAGGTGAACAAGGACTACGACGCCCTCCGCGCCCAGGTCGATATCCTCGAGCGGGCCCAGAAGGTCCAGGCCGAGCAGCTCGCCCCGGTGGGCGACCCGCTGGCCGGCCGCGACGACTGGGGCGCGTCCGCCCGCAAAGCCCAGGGATCGCCGTCCCAGGGCGTTGACGTCTCCGACCAGCACCGCGCCCTCGCTTTGCAGGCCTGGTGTCGCTGGCAAATGGGTGAGGACGTCTCCGATGAGCAAAGCGAGGCGTGCCGAATTGTCGGCCTGAATCACGCCAAGCGCAGCCTCAACCTGCAACTGTACGGGACCACCGACGTGCGCCGGCTGCAACAGCGCTTCCGCGCCGTCCACCCCAGCCAGGCCCAGGAGCACGCCCTTGACTTCCGCGCCAACATGTCCAGCGTCACCGGCTCGACCGGCGCCTACTTGATCCCGCCCGAAACCCTGATCCGTCAGTTGGAAGTCAACATGCTGGCCTTCGGCGGCATGCGGCAGGTGGCCGAGGTCATCCGCACTGCTACCGGCGAGCGCATGGGCTGGCCCACCGCCGATGACACCGGCAACACCGGCGAGCAGCTCGGCGAAGGCGCCTCGGTCGGCTCCAGCGTCGATCCGACCATCGGCAAGGTCTACTGGGACGCTTACAAATTCTCATCGAAGCTGATCCGGGTGCCGTTCGAGCTGCTGGAGGATTCCGCCTTCGACCTCGTGAACGTCCTGGGGGCCATGCTCGGCGAGCGGCTGGGCCGGATCACCAACACCAAGTTCACCACGGGCAACGGCACCGGCGCGCCCAAGGGCCTGGTGCCAGCCGCCGGCACGTTCGCCGCCGCCAGCGCCACGGCCATCAAGTTCGACGATATCTTCGGCCTGGTCCACAAAGTCGATCCGGCTTACCGCACGGGCGATTGTCTGTTCATGATGCACGACGACATCACGCTCGAGTTGCGCAAGCTCAAGGACGGCAACGGCCAGTATCTCTGGCAAAGTGGGCTTCGCGACGGCCAGCCAGACCGCATCCTCAACTACGGCCTGGTCAACAACCAGGACATGGACAAGACCCTGGCGGCGGCCAAAAAGACGGTGCTGTTCGGCCAGCTCCGCAAGTACAAGATCCGCTCGGTCAACGGCGTCCGCATGTACCGCCTGGTCGAGCGCTTTCGCGACAACGACGAGGACGGCTTCATTGCCCTGGTCCGCGAGGACGGCAACCTGCTCGACGCCGGCACCGACCCGGTCAAGGTGCTACTGCACTAATTATCAGAGTGGCCAGTGGCCCGTGGGCAGTGGCCAGAAGAGAAGCGGGCGCGGCTTGTGGCTCGCCCGAGCATGAGGACTGGCCACTGGCCACTGGCCACTGGCCACTTGGGACTGACTTATGATCGGACACTTGAGCGACAACGTCCTGACCACGCGGTCGATCAACGCCACGGCCGCGGGCACGACGGACATCAACGGCACCAGCGTGGACACCAGCACCGTGCCCGCCGACGCCGTGCGGGCCGTGTGCTCGCTGGGCACGCTGACGGCCACGCAGGTGACCAAGCTGATCATCGAGGACTCGCCCGACGACGTGACCTTCACGGCCATCAAGACCGGCACGGCGGCGCCCGACGCCGATTCCAACAAGCTGCTGATCGTGGACGTGTCGCTCAAAGGCAAGGCCCGCTACGTCCGGGCCACCGTTGACCGGGGCACCGCCAACGCCGTCATCGACGGCGTCACCCTCGAGTTCTACCGGCTGCGCACCGAGAAGGTCAGCCAGCACGCCAACGTGTCCAAGCTCGACCTGGCCTAAGCCGGGAGTCAGGGGTCAGGAATCAGGAGTCAGCCTGACCCGTCGTGATCTTGCTGATGCCTGACTCCTGACCCCTGATCCCTGATTGTCATGCCCGACGCGACTTACGGCCAGCAAAAGGTATATCACGAGCAGGGCGGCGCCCGCCTGGTGGTCGCCTCCGGCGGCTCCGCCGACGTCGAGTCGGGCGGGGAAATCGACGTCGAGTCGGGGGGCAGCCTCAAGCTGGCCGGCACGGCCATTGCCGCCACGGCCGCCGAGCTGAACCGGGCCGCCGACGTGTCCGCCCGGATCATCGCCCAGACCGGCGCCACCCTGTCCCTCACCGAAGCGACGCATGACGGCAAGACAGTCGTGCTGGACAGCGCCGCCGGCGTTACCCTGACCTTGCCCGCCGCCACCGGCTCGGGCGCCCGCTTCCGCATCGTCAACAAAACCACGGTCACCTCGAACAACCACATCGTGCAGGTCACCGGCGACGACACCATGAAGGGCACGTGCTGGATGGCGCAGGACGCCGCCGACACCGTGGTTGCGTTCGAGACCGCCTCGGACTCCGACACCATCACCATGAACGGCTCGACCAAGGGCGGTCTGGCCGGCGACGTGATCGAGCTGGAGGACGTGGCCGCCGACGTGTGGAGCGTGCAGTGCTTCCTGCAAGGGACCGGCACCGAGGCCACGCCGTTTAGCGCGGCCGTTTAGGCGGAGAACATGGCCTACGAGAAGCCCACGGAAGTTGTCGCCTCGGCGGCGCGTACCGCCAGCGGCCAGTCGGGCACGCTGGATTGCCAGGACGCGGAGAACATGGCCTACGAGAAGCCCACGGAAGTTGTCGCCTCGGCGGCCGAGAACCTGTCGCTGCTCGTGGACGTCACGGCCGTAACCGGCACCACGCCCACGCTGGACCTGTCCGTCGAGTGGTCAAGCGACAACGGCACCACCTGGTTCAAGGCCGACACTGCCGACACCCTCGCGCAAATCACGGCCGCCAAGAAAACCGCCAAGCGCTTCAGCGCCCTGGCGTCCTGGTTTCGCGTGGTCTGGACCATCGGCGGCACCACGCCAAGCTTCACGTTCGCCGTCGACCGCTACCTGACCTGAAAGCCATGCTCCAACTGCAACAGACTTCGGCGCCCACGGTGGAGCCGGTAACCCGCGCCGAGGCCAAGAACTGGGCCAAGATCGACATCACCGACGACGACGCCATTGTCGATGCTCTCGTGACGGCGGCCCGGCGCAAAGTCGAGCAGCTCTGCCGTCGCCAGCTCGTGCAAGCCACCTGGAAGTTGTCGCTCGACGAATTCCCCGCCGGCGACGAGCTGATCGTGCTGCCGCGCCCTCCCCTTTTGTCCGTGTCGAGTGTCAAGTACGTGGACACGGCCGGGGTCACGACGACGCTGGCGGCGGCCAAGTACCATGTCCAGGGCGACGGCGAGCCGGCCCGGCTGGTGCCCGCCTACGGCGAGGTCTGGCCCGAGACCCGCGAGCAGCTCGGTGCTGTCACGGTCACGTACATTGCCGGCCACGCCGCCGAAATGACCGCCGTGGCCGCCACCGACGTGCTGACCGTGAGCGCCCGCACCTTCGCCGACGGCGACAAGGTTCGCCTGTGGAGCCAGAACGGCACCGCGGCGGGCACGCTGCCCGGCGGCCTGGCAGTGGCCACGGACTACTACGTCCGGGACTACACCGCCAACACCTTCAAGCTGGCGGCCACGTCGGGCGGCGCGGCCATCGACGTCACCAGCGCCGGCACGGGCACTCACTACGTCGGTTTGGTGCCCGAGGAGCTGTTGCAAGCCATCAAGATCCTGGCCGCCGAGCTGTACCTCAACCGCGAGGCCAGCCGGCCTGAGGGGATCAACATCCTGCCGTTCGCTTTCGAGGCCCTAATTGCCCCGTACGTGCAGCACTACGACGGCGCTTGGGCCGTGGAAGCGGCATAGGACAGTTGCCAGTTGCTAGTTGCCAGTTGCTAGAGGAGTCAGCGTGGACGCGTGGGTCAGAATCCGCCTGTTAGCCGACCGCCGCGGGCTCGTGTGCAGCGGTCAGGCCGGCGACGTGCGCGCCGTGCCCGCCGGCTGGGCTGAGCTGCTGGTCGCCAACGGCGAGGCGGAGTACGCGGAAGAGGCGCCACTCTCCCACTCTCCCACTCTCCCACTTTCCACGGGGGTT